TCTTATAGGTAAATCGTCATCATAATCTGAATATCGTATTCCGGATCTTATATTTCCTAATCCTATTCCTTTAGTTAAACTAAAACACACTTCAGTAACAGCAGGATGATAAACATCAATTGTTACATCTTTGCAAGTTCCAAACCAAGCACAATCTAACAGCAAAGGTACGTTCTTTTCTAAACAGTCATCTTGTAATTGATCAAAATGTGGTGGCATTGTGCCATTGCCACAAAAAGGATAACTTGTAATTACCCAATCATTATCTTCTACTGGTATGTAATTTCCATTTTCGTCATCTAAAAATACAAAATCTTTTACCACACGTTTGTGATATGCATATTCGCCTCGCAATATTCTCAATCTACGTTTTGAATATCTGTAATATGCTTCATCAAATGCTTGAGTAGTACCGTTAATCATGTCTCTATATTTGAAACGTGTTAATCCTTTAACAGTATTTCGTTTAGAACTCATAACCCAATTGTGTATATCTGCAAGATATTGATGTCTCACTTCAAAATATCCTGGTTTGCTTAACCATTCTTTCCAAGGTGCATCTGCTAGATGCTTCTGAAACTCAGGATCGTAAATGGCGTTGTGCCTTGTTTGAAATAATTCTTTATCAAGCATACTTTTTAAATAACCCTTCTAACCATTCTGTTGTCATTGGTTCAAGATAATCTTTAAAACTTTGTTCACGTACTATGTCTAAACTTTTTACCGAATTAACAATATTTTTATATTCATTTTCTGTTGGTTGATACTTTTGACCAATTAATTTTTTAAGATAATTTATTAAAACATTACTGTTATTATTTTCAGTAATATTTTCTAATGTATTTTCTAATATATAAACAGGAACGTACTTTAAACTATTATAATTTGATTCTGGTCTCAAAAATGTATTTAAAAAAACTGCATTGTTATTAATAGGTTGCATATCATCATTCCATTTTTGTAGTTTTGATACATTTTCAATATTATACATCTGAGGTACTGTTACTATAGAAAATAATATCTTAGATTCTACAATGTTATTGATACGCTCAACAAATTTATTCCAATTAAAAGGATGTCTAATATAATCATATACTGTTCCATATCCGTCGCAACTGATATTGAATTTTACTTCTTTAAAATTTTTTAATTTTTCTAAAAACTTTGTTGTGAATTTAGTACCATTTGTTGTGATATTTAGATTAATATTCTTTGCATAACCTTTGTCAATACAAATATCAAATAAATCTAATACTTGTTTTTGCACTAGTGGTTCTCCACCAGTAACTTTAAGTAACTCTAAATTAGGTAATATGTCATTTACTAGTTCGTCAAACACATGATCTGGCATTTGCTTAATACCTTTATTGTTTATAAACTTTTCATGATTAGGACTACGCTGATAATTATCTGGTAACGTTAAAGTTTTATCTTTTTCTATTGCTTCTATATCTTCTAAAATTTTATGAGAGCTTGTATAATCACACATTCTGCATTTTAAATTACATTCATTGCTTAATTTTAAATCAAGATATTTGATTTTAGGATTTTTAACAAATCTATCATTATTTTGAAATTGTGCAAATCTATCAAGTTCTAAATAGTTTGTTCTTAAACTTTCTCCAGATATCTTTTCTGACTTCCAACAGATATCACACATTGGGTCTTCAATACCATTCAATAAATTTTTTCTCAGCTGGTCCATTCTTTTTGATTTAAACCAACTGTTATGTGTATAACCTTCTTTATCAAAATAATGTTTATCAGTGTTTACATAAAATGAATTACAGCAAGGCTTCCAATGACCGCTCACAGAAGCATGAGAATGAATAAAAGGTAAAATACAGAATGTTTTAGATTGTTCCGCCATCACCTAGTTCCTTTTCTTGTTCTTTAGAAACAGTATCTCCAATTTGTGTTGACACACTATTATCTAAAGTTTCATCCATTAACCCTGCCATTTCAGGAAATGTTTTACAGAAATCAGTACCTCGGTGTTGATCCAGTTTGGTCAAATATTCTCTGAACTCAGGCATACGCACAGACCAGTCTTCACTCATCATAAATTTGATCATGCCTTGTAATCTTTTAATACCATAACTTGCGTTTATAAATTCTTCTTGAGTTACTCCTTGTTCTTTAACTCCAGTAAACTTTTCCCAATTCTGTTCTAGCCAAGGATAAAACTGTTCGTATTTTTCTTTGGTTTTATTTTTAAACCATTGTGGTAGTGATTTAACATTTAACTGTCCTGGCCAATACACAAAATGATAGTTTATCATACCTGCTCCAAACGGCCAAACATTAATCTTTTTAAAGTTTTGCTCTGCTTTCCATTTGATAAAATCTGGAAGATAATGAATATTAAGAGCCTGCACTGCACACGCCACAGTGACTTCAACTTTGTCTTCTGTGTTGTCTAACAAATGAAACTGTTTAACTGTGTGATCCCATTTTGACGGATAACGAATGTAATCATTCATTTCTCCTATGCTGTCTACACTGTAATGAAATCTTACTCGTTTAAATTTACTCCAAAGTTCAAACAGCCTGTCTGGCATTTCTACTGCATTTGAATTATAACGTAATTCTATTTTTGGTGCATAGCCTCTTTTAACAACTTCTTCTAACAATGTATAGTGTTCTTCAATAATAGTTGACTCACCACCTGCAAAATACAGTTGATACATGTTAGGTATTTGCTCATACAACTGTTCCCAAAACACAGGATTATTCTTGTGCCAATTATATCCTGCACCATGTACTTTGCCTTTGTTGTCCCAACTCATTGTGTCTTTGAGAGTAGGGTTTTCTATTTTAGGATATACAGCATTCCAGTCAGGCACCCACAAACTGCTGTCATGTGGTGAACACATCACACAGGCAAGATTACATTTGGATCCCATACGTAAATCAATATATCTGATCTTGGGCGGTATTGATCCATCTTCTGCTGTTTCGCCAATCATTTCTTCAAGAGTGTATCTATTAAGCCAGTAATCAGTTTCCCACATTCTTTTTGAATTATGGCCTGCATCTTCTTCTTTGTAACATTTTAAACAACTTGGTGGTTTCTCTCCTGCCAACATTTGCTTACGAACATTCTTCATGTAGTCATTGTTCCAAGCAGTCATTAAATCTGAATTGTTTAAGTTTGCAGGTACACCGTCTTCTCTTCTCAATACACCAACTTGACCTCCATACTCTTTGTCATTAGTAGGTCCTACACTTGATGCATTGGCTGTACAACACACTCGCATGTTTCCGTCTGGTCTTGTTGACAGGTGCATCCAAGGTAAAGCACAAAATGTTTTTGATGGTAATTTTTTTGTCATTTTTTCTAATACTTATCCTTATACAAATTGTGCAGAAAAAGGATCAAACTCTTGACCACATTTCATACTGCACACTTTTAATTTTCCATTATTGCAACCACTTACATTCCAACTGTTTGCTATTTTATCAAATATACCTGTAGCAAACACTTTGTCTAAGCCATTACGAGCATCTAAAAATTGTTTTCCTCCCACAGCATCAATGTGATCCCATATCTGTTCTATTTTAGGATCTTTATGCCACCATTTATACATTCTACCTGCTGTCCAACAACAAGGTAATGCTAGTCCTTCTGCTGTGATAAACAAACTTTTTTCTTTGGCTACTTTACAATTAATTGGTACCACATCATAGTAGTTGTCCATTGACCCATATTTTTCTACCAACTGATCATATTTTGAAAATTCTTTGTTCTGATATTTTTCATCAGGCTTTTTTAATTCTGTTGTTTCTTGGCCTTTGCGATTAACTGCTTGATGTTTTTCTTTTTTTTGTGATGTAGCAGTAATAAATCTTCCTGTTTTTTTAGCAACAAAACTTTCAAACCCTATTTGTTCACTTAATGCTTTTGCTTGTTCAACTTGGTGTTGATTGTGTTCAAAAATTAAGTAATCCCATCTAGCTCTGCCACCAGCACCAATAAAACTGTTCATAGCATTTTCTACTTTGTCCCATTGTACATTTTGTCTATACAAATGATTAGTTTCTGCTAATCCGTCAACACTGAAAATAACATAACCATTATCACCAAATGTTTTTGCCAACTGAGACCACCACGTATTATCTCTAGCACCTGCATTGGTATTCATACTTAATGTCATATCTGGATTGTAATGTCTAAAATATTCAAAAACTTCTAGTGTGTCATCAGCAACAATTGGATCTCCCAAGTTACCGCACATATACATTTTTTTTAATTGTGAAATAAATTTAGGTGTAAAAATTTTTTTACAATCTTCTAGTGTCAGCTCATCTAAATTGATGTGTGGATTTAATGCGCCACCATTTTGGTTTCTGTCACACATTGGACAAGCGGCTTGACACTTTTGTGTTATTTCAAGATGTATAGTTCTTATGTCTTGATAATTATACATTTTCTTCCCAATACATTTTATTGTTAATTTGATAATAAAAATCACGTTCTAAATCTAACATATCATTATAAGTTAATCTATAATGAAATTTAAATCTATCCTGACTAACACTAAATCTCACATAAGGTGAATAAACACTTTCAGGGCGTGGCCCATAAGATTTGTATTCAATAAACCAGTTATTATTATCTGTACTTAAATCAACACCTGTTTTCCAATTGTCGACAATGTGTTTTATTTCATTTATTTTCATTTTGTATTCAACAACTAGATTTTCATTAACTTTTAAACTTAATTTTGCAACATCATCTTTTTTAAAGATGTAAAGTTTAAATACTTTGTCAAACTTCATTATTTGATTCCTATTCTCATAAATCTCAAATACTTGTCTAAAAATAATTCACCACTGTATAACACTTCTGTCATTGGTGTTTGTTCTGCAAATTCATCAATAGTTTTTGAACAATTGATATGTTCAGGTATTTCAAAATAATTGTTAGTTTGTAATATTATAATTTTACCTGCTGGTATTTTATCATACCAACTTTTGAAGTTTTCTATATGTTCAGAACTTGTATTGATTACTGTGTCTGGTGAATCTGTTAATTCGCATTGTGATCCATCTGATCTATTAACATTGTATACATGTGTGCTGTAATTGATATCATGTATGTTTTGTGTGCAAGATTTAAACTGCCAATCTTTCATGACCCAGGGTTTGTTAAATGTTTCTGCTATTTTCCAGCAACTGTCATCAACATCAAAACTTCTTATTTTTTTAATGTCCAGTTTGCTTTCAAACATCATTGTGGCCAAAGTAGCATACCAGCCCCCACAAAGAAATACTGTACCCAAATCTAAATCTAACTTTTTTAATTCTTCCACTAACCAAAGTTTACTTTTGACTTGTCCTCTAGACATACAATCCTGATCAAAAATAGGATTATCCAACATTTTTTTTGTTGCTATTATAAGTTGGCTGTTGCTAAAAGTTTCCAACAACCTAAAAAGACTGTTTGTGTCATCATCTAACACAAAACGCCTTAGGTCGCTGAAACGTTGATCTTGTGAAAATATTAATTCAAATCTATCTAGTATTGATTTGCTGTCCATCGAATTCCTTCTTTAACCAATTAAAGTCGTTAATTAAGTCTAGTTTAGCAGAATTTTCTCTATATTTCAAGCCGTAATTTCTGCCTGCTATTGCTCCGTGGACTGCGTACTCTCCAAAAGGACGGCCTTTACCCTTTGTGCACCAAGTATTTAGCCTTTCATCAGTTTCATGATCTTTTTGATTTTCTATTATTTTACTGCTCAATTTAACACATTCTCTAAAAGCACTTTTCCATGCTGTAAACGGATCTGTATTGATTCGTGTTGTGTTACTAACAACTGGCATTGGTTTGAATTTACTGGCTCCACCAACACTGGTTGTAAAATCAATATGCCAATCTGTGGCTTCACGCAACGGTTTTGTTGGAAACAATTTAACACCACCATATCCATATATCAAATCATTAACTGGATTTTGACATCGCCAAACATGAATTTTATCTTTGTCCCATTTAGAAGGTTTGTATGTAAAATCAAATCCTGACTTTAAATCAGCATCAGCATCTACCACATAAAACATATCTGTGTAGGCCTGTTCAGCACATTTTTTGTGTGCATTAAAGATGCCTTTTACACCTTTTACTCGTTTGGCCCAAGGAAATTTATCTTTTAAGGTTTTATAAGTTTCATCTGAAAAAGACTCTTGATAACTGAGATGAAAAATATCGTAAGACATTATGCACGATGTTCTTCAATTTTATCAATTAAACCAAAATCAAGTGCCTGCTGAGAAGTCATAAAATTATCTCTTTCCATTGACTCTTGAATTGTTTTTAAATCTTTTCCTGTGTGTTTGACATATAAATCATTTAAAACTTTTTTTGTATCTAATATGTCTTTTGCATGAATTTCTATGTCAGTTGCTTGTCCTCTAAAACCACCACTTGGTTGATGAATCATGATCTTTGAATTTGGAAGAGCCAAACGTTTTCCTTTTGCTCCTGCCATTAAAAGCAATGATCCGGCACTGGCCGCCTGTCCAATACACAATGTTACTATATCAGGTTTTACATACTGCATTGTATCGTACATTGCTAATCCTGATGTTACCACGCCGCCGGGTGAATTAATATACATAAAAATATCTTTGTCCGGTCCTTCGGACTCTAAAAATAATAATTGGGCACATACAACACTTGCAACATGATCATCAATTGGTCCTGTTACAAAAATAATACGTTCTTTTAAAAGTCTTGAATAGATATCATAACTTCTTTCTCCCCTTGAAGTTTGATCAACTACCATTGGTATCAGTGAACTCAT